GACGATAAGCATCAACTGCTGCTTGACTTAGACCATCAGTTTTATCTTTACGATTTACTGATTGCCAATCTTCGGAAATCTCTGTTCTCCAATCAGAATATCCTTCCTTTACACAGCGGTTGTAAGTTTTACCAAACAGTTCTTGTGTTCCTGATTTTTTGTAACCTTTCCAGCACTTTTTACCTGCCTCATCTAAAATTTCACTTCCAATACCCTTTGATGCTTGTAATGGTTGTGGTTCAATAATATTTACAGATTCAACTTCTGTTGGGAAGAATTCATCTCTCCAATTGGAAAATTCATATCCTTCTTTTTTAGTTTTATTTCCCCAATTTTTTGCTCCAACTTTGCGACACTTAACTAGTGCGCCAGAAGCATATGCACTTGGCCAAACATCATACCTTGCCTTTACCTTCTTATAACAAGCGTCTTTTTCTTCTACCATATCACCTTCTAGTTCATAAGAATTTTTTTGAGTTGCGTTATTAATAGCATCTCTTCTTTGCTTCATTTTATCAATCAAACCATCAGAACCAGTTGCAGGAGAATCAATTGCTTTATCAACTGCTGGTTTTGCAAACTTTTTCATAAGATATGGGATTAGTGTAGCGCCGGCACCAATAGCAACTTTGCCCCACAGTTCATCTAGTTGTTGACCTTCTGGTTCAAAATGTGCTTTTTGTAAACCAGTTTTAATTACTTGTCCACCACCATATTTGTTTGGTCCTTTTTTATCTTTATCTATAATATCCTGTAAAAGTCGATCGGGAGTTTTTCCATACTTACTGGCATCAACTTGTTCAACAGTTACAAAATTTGCCTTTCCTTTTCTATTTGGATTTGGATCTTCTTTACGTTTTTTTGCTGCTCTTTTATTTTTTTCATCTTTGCTCATTGATGCTCTATCGTCAGCATCACGACAGAATGGTTTTGTTTTTTGACCAGGTTGTTTAGCACAAGGTTTTCCATCATACTTACCACCTGCTTGAACCCATCCACCACCTTTAAACCAATCACGAAGAGAATAATCTTTATCTTTTGCTGATTTTCCGTCTCTTTTACCTTCTAATATTTCAACTTCTTCTTTATTCATTTCACCACTATCTACATAATCTGCTGCTGTATCAATGTAGTCTGCTGCTTTCGTAATTTTTGATTGAACCCATGCTTCTATTTCACCCTCACCTTTCTTCATTTTTTTCTGAAGTTTTTTAGTCGCTTTCGCAATGGTCGATAATTCTGAACGAGCCATTGAATATTCATGATCCTTCGCCTCATTTGCTGGATGGGGGCGGTTTGGATCATATTTAATTTGATTCATAGTAAGAATTGGTGCAGAATATCTGTCCCACATTGAAGGTCCATAAGAGCATTCATCCCTTTGCTCCATTTTCCTACACAACTTACAGTAACGGGTTTCGCTCATTGCTTTTTCTTCGCTAAATGGTGATTTAGATTTAGTTTCCTCACCTCTTTTTCTTTTCTTACGAGCAGCACAATGTGCTTTTTGTGAAAATCCTTTGGGATTGCCACAGTCTATTGATTTCTTGTAATCATTAGACCAACTCATAAGAAAAAATCTATTCTTTATTATTTAGAAAACCTTGTTTAAGTAACTTTGAAAGTTCCGAAGTTGAACCAACAAATACGGCATTATTAGTAACATTGTTAGTTGTCTTTACAGTATCTTCCTCAACATCTTTTAATTTCTTTTGTAAGTCAATCAATTTATCTGTTACATCACCTACACTCTTAATCAACTGACCAGCAACTTCATACGCTCTTGGTTGATCACTTTCTGCCGCAAGTTCCATTATTCCATTGATGGCTTCTTGACCCTTTTCTATAAGAGAATATAAATTCGCCCTTGTGTATTCATAATCTTTTTTAATATCATTATTAGAACTATCGACTTTAATAATCGGAGTTTCTTTCTCAACATTGACTATTTCACTTTTTATATTCAGAGCATTGTCAAGGCTTTCATAGTTATTTGGCATAATTTATTAGATATCTATTTTACGTGTTGGGCTAAATTCTTTTGAATCTCCAAAATATTCCCAGTTCTCATTAAATCCAAAATTATCATCTGGATTTGCATCATAAGGATCCGGAGTAACTGTGTATCTTACTTCACGCTTAGCGTTAGTAACATCAGTGTTCGTATAAAGATCAACTTGTACCTTGCGAATAAGACCTTCTGAACTTTCTGCAATTGGTCCAAACAGATAAGTTTTTGCTGTAAATGATAGAGTATATATTAAAGCTCTTCTAGTAGAAAAATCACCTTCATAATCGTCTTGAAAAGATATATTTTCAAGAACCATTGGAACATCCCTTTGCTCACCAATTGAATCAACTAAATCTATTGTTAAATTAAATCCTGGTTGAAAATATGGTAAAATTTGCTCAACAATTTGTAAAGCATCATCATTTAATTTAGTTAAAATGTTTAATTCAAATCCAATATTGTATGGAACTGGCATAAAGACTTTTTTAATTTTTCCACCATCATCACATGCTTTAAATGATTGAGTCACACTTGCTTTTCTTGTGGGGTCATACTGAATAGAAGTCATCTCAAATGACATTCTTGGTAAAGAAATTTGCGTTGCTTTATTTAATTCTGGTTGTTGTTGAATTCTTGCAAGAAATTTTTGTCTTGGACCATAAGCAATAGGAACTCTCATATCACTTACATTATTGCCACTCTGATCCGAATGGCGAATATGAATTTGATTAAAAAGTGTGCCGAAAGATATAATGGTCTTTCTTATAATTTCATGATAATAATAAGTTCCTAACATTAGTAATTACCAAATGGATTTGACTCTGAAAAATCTATAATAAGATCTGCTTCTTCTTCAATCTCGTCGTTTTGACTATATTTATCATATGTATCCATTCTTTCAAAACCTTGAACCGTGTAAAGAGATCCAGATTTTGTTCCAATAATTGTTTCACCCGGTATAAATGTAAGTTGTGTGGCACCAATTCCAACATTAGAAATTTTAAGAATATTAGTATCTTTGTCCCAACTTTTAACTCTTGCTCTAATTTGTGATCTAGAACCTCTTATAACCTCATTAAAGAGATAAGTTCCAAATCCAGTAAGTGTTTCTGGATTTTCAATAGTTATTGTTGGTGTTGAAGTATATCCAAAACCGGGATTGGAAATATATATTGCTCTTACAACATTTGATCCACCAACTATGCCCATAGAAGCAATACCAACAGCAGTTTGTCCTACACCACTGATTGATAATTGACCAGGTGCGGAAACTGTAATAACTGGTGCGGTTCCATATCCAACACCACCATCAGTTACAGTAAATCTAACTATACCATTGTATGTTGTTTCAATAGAACAAGTAGCGGCTGCACCAGCACCTCCACCACCAGAAATAGTTATAATTGGTGCAACTGTGTATCCTGCACCAGCATTTGTTAAATAAATCCTTTCAACAGATCTAACGCCACCACGAACTGTTGTTATGGCAACAGCCGTAGCATTATCTCCGGATAGACCTGTTGGGGAACTACTTATAGCAACTACTGGACTTGATGTATAACCACTACCATCATTATTTAAGAAAATTTGACGAACATAACCAGAATTAACTGATCCAAGAATTGATGCGGTCGCTGTTGCTGTTCTTCCTACACCAATAAGTCTAAGCGTTGTAATGTAACCTTCTTCTTGAACCTGAGTATCTATCTCTTCAATAGAAGTATCAATAATTTCATCTTCATATTCGAACAATTCGCATTTTAATTCATAAACATAATTTTTACCTAACTGATAAAAAGGTTGCTCATGCTCTACAAACTTAACCTCAAAAATTCTTTGACCAAGAGGGAAATAAACCAAATCTCCTTCTCTTGGTCTAGTGCTTAAAATAATTTCACCTTCACCACTGCCATCATCTAATGCACCTAGAAATGGTGCAATAAAATCTTCAAATCTTTCTTTTGAGATTGTGATTAATAATTCATCCCTCAAACTCATTCCAAACTTAGTTAAAATATCTCCCGCTCCGGAATATCCATCATATGTGTTTACATATGCTTCTATTGCAAAATTATCATCAAATCTAGAACTTTGAACCTCTTCTATTATGGTTTTTCTGTTAACAAATTTTCTTGGAATATAAACAACTTCAACTCCATGCATTCTAAGATGCTCATTTACCAAATCCTGAATAAGTCTTTGTTCGGAAGATGTTCCCTGTAAAAAGAAAGGATTAAGTGCCATTATCCAATAAAGTCGTATGGTGGAAGTTCATAATCCATTGACATTCTCTTAGTTATTTCATCAATTTCTCTTTCCGCATCTTCATATATTTCTCTACCATTAAATTCCAGTCCACCTGGCAATTTAACTCCCCTAAACTTGATTAAGTTTTGACCCCACTGCCTCTTAATTAATGCAGTTAAATATCTTTTTACAAAACTGTCATTATAGACTTTTGTAAAATCATTTGGATTCAAAATTCTATAACAATCCAAAACAAGAAAGTTTCCAGCAGATTGTGCGCCCCATTCAATATCCAAATATAATCTATTTTGTCTTTTGTTAAATCTTAATTGTTTATCTGTTGTAAGTAGAAAATCAATGTCTTCTAGATATGATTTAACCATTGCATATTGTAGAAGTTCAACTGAATTAAAATAGTATAAATCATTTAAAAATAGTTGATATTTAATACTAAACATTCCACCAGAGATGGAACTAGTATCAAATTTAAATACCTTTTCAATACCGATCACAGAATCTGGAACTTGAATATAATTCGAAGACTCATGCCAATTAAAAGATAAACCAGATGTTGATGTTGCTGTTGTTGTTGTAATTCCAGGTCCTCCTGGAGATTTTGAAGTTGCTTTACCCCTATCAATGTCATCTTGAGTTATTTGATACTTCAAATACATTCTCTCAACACCATCAAAATGGCGCTCATTGAAGTATTGTAGGGCATCATCAACTAAATCATCTATTTGATCATCATCGACGTTAATTTCCAGCACAGGCGCTCCTAGGCGCCTTAGACAGTAATCAATAAGTTCTTGCCTACTTGCTGGTTTTGCCATTTTTTCTTTACTCTTCAGATTCTTTGGATTTCTTCAACTCATCATATTTATTTTGAAGTTCAAGATTTGCTGCTAAAAGTTCATTTTTTTCTTGAGCAAAATCATCGGATAAAGTTTGAAGTTTTGCTTCTAACAAAACATTTTGATTTGTTAGTGTTGATAATTTTTGATTATACAAACGCACTAAAACATTAATATCAACTTCACTATCTCTTGTCATGAATCAAAAAGTTCCCCCGTCGAGAGTTGATGTCCAATGTGGCTTATTAGTATATATGGTCGAAACAGTGGAGGGTGTTATGGAGAGATTTTGAATTGCTCCATTATTACCTTCTTTTCTGATATTATAAGTATTTGTAAATGTACCCTCAACACCAATAAGACTTACTGAAACTAATGTTCCACCGGTTTCAACAATACCATATGCATCACTAGTATCTTGTTTGATAATATCACCAGCAGTTACTGTAATTGAAGATGGTAATGAAAGTGTAATTTTTGTGATAGCAGTTAATACCTGCTTAGATGTGATTACTGGTGATGATGGATTATTTGTAGAAGTTTGCAGTCCATCAGAATCAAAATATACTACACCGTGAGTATTAAAATCTCCAGTTTGATAGTAGATGCCCTTAACATCAAGATATCCTCTCGTTCCAGTTACATTTCCGGGGGATGTAATTGTAGCATCTGGAATATAAGTCCACGATCTTGCTGTTGCAGCACTGCCAACATTTGTACCATCAATATAACCAAAGAATCCAGTCTTATTGTTTGCTGTGCCTACGCCAGTATTGTAGTCAAAAGCAACACCACGATCAGTATTAGTATCAAATGCATGTGTAATTGTTAATTGTGTAGTTGTACTAATACCCGCAGTTGTGGTTCCTTGAATCGTAATAATTTTTGTGGTACTATTATATGCTGTAATAGTCGTTATACCACTATTTGGTAATGATGCACTACCTTGAATAATATCTCCGGTATTGATACCAACTACAGAATCAATGGTGATTGTTGAAACACCAGTTGCTACTGGCGACATAACAGTTCTAGTACTTGTTACATCACCGATAACAATTATTGGATCATTAATTGATAAAACTGTTGAGTTTACGGATGTAGTTGTTCCATCAACGTGAAGATTGCCTTTAATGACAACTGTACCATCACCACTTAATCCATCAGGATATGGATCTATGTATAGAGTATCACCACTGCCAGGTAATGTTGATATTACATTATTTTCAATTTTAACAGAGTCAAATATTGATGCTCCACTAACGTTTATTGATCCACCAACATTAAGATTTTTTTCAATTCCAACACCACCCTCAACTACAAGAGCACCGGTGTCCTTATTGGTAGACTCAGTTACATCGCCAATATTAATTGCTACGCCATCGGCAAATGCCCAATCGGCACCTTCTATTTCAAATCTATTGTCAGTTGCTTCATCATATCTGAGTTTTACATCTTTATCATTGCCAAAACTTAGATAATTATCATCAACAATATTAACTTCGCCAGTTCCATTTGGATCTAAAACAATATCACCATCAGTATTAGTTGATAATAATGTATTACCATCAAGACGTAAGTTATCTACGTTCCACTGGTCTACTTTTCTATTACTATCAAGAACGGCAACTATACCACCATCACTATTTCTTGTATTTGAAACACCGGCAATATTGCCTGGTTGATGCTCCATCATGGAGGTGTAGTAATATCCACCTACTGGATTTACATTAGTTCCATCATCACCAACATAAATTCTATCTTTATATTGATTAAGACCCCCGTAACTTCCAATACCTGTTACATATGCTAATTCACCCCAATTTAGACTAGAAGGTTTGTTAGTACCTGAGGATCTTTTGATCCTAATAATACTTGCCATTTAGAAATTTCCCCCGTTGATGTCTAAATTCTGTGTTGCCCCTGGTGTCAGGGTTAGTGTAGCGTCCCATTTTCTGGTAGCACCATTATAAACAAGAACCATTCCATCAAGTAAATTTGTAGCATTGACATCACTAAGTTCGGATAAAGACAGACCTTGAGCGCCAGCAAGTGAAGATATAACTTTTACAGCAGGTTGTTGCCCTACTCTGACCTTAATTTCTGCCATTTATAAACAGTTCAGGATCTAAAATATATTTATACTTCATCAAATCCAAAAGATTTAAATGAATTTCCAAATGAAGAAACAACCTCTTGCTGCTTAAAATATAATTTCATATAAGATTTGGCAATATTTCTTAGAGTATCTACACACTCAATATTGTCAATTTCAGAAGCAGCCTTGAAATATTCAAAACTTTTGCTCAAATTTTCTAGATTAATTTTGTCTGGATCCATTTGTAAGTTCTCTCAATAAAGATTTAATTTCATCAATATCCTTTTTAAGTTGATCTATTTCAGATCTTTCTCTTTGTTTTTGTTCTTTCAACCTCATATATTGCATATATCCAGATTTGTCATTATTGAGAATAGCACCAGTATTACGGTCTCTAAAAAGATTATTGTGACCTTCAACTGGTACTAAATCCTTGTTAATATTATCATCCATATTATGCAAGAGCAATACATCTAAAATCTTTGAGTTTCACTGGAGTTGATTCATTTGTGGAAGACATTACAATTTTAATTGAAAATCCATTGAATTGTTCAAGGTTATTTGCAGTAAATTGATATTCAGAGAATGATGTTGGGTTATTTGGTGTCACAAAAGCATCTGCTCTTCCACTATTTTTATATGGATCAATTACAAGATCTCCAAATCCATCACCATTAGTATCAATTAAATTATCATAACCTGGGAATGGTGTATAACTCTGTGGAATATCACTAGAATCTGCTTTGAACAGACGATAGAAAACTCTGAAGTCTGCACTTTCCTGTCTATTTGCGGCAACAAGAACTTTTAGACTTGTTGCAGGTTGGGCAAGAGAAATAATTTGAGTTACAAAAACACCACCATGAGG